TCATAAGCTTCTTCAATAATGTCATCTATATCTAAATCAAATGCTGTTGTTCCAGAGGTAGCCATAATTTATCCTAAAACACACCTTTAAATTTTGTGCCTTTAATAGCTATACCACCACCTCTCATGTTTTGTGGTTTGTCATATTTAGCTTTTTCTCTTATATACATTTCTTCTTCTTTTTGTTTTTGTCCTTTTACTTTTGGAAAAGCTCTTCCTATCATGTCGTCAGTTAACTCACGCATGAGACCTCCAGAAAATTTACCTTCTCTAAGTAATTTAAAATCTTCTGCATCTATTTTATCATTTTTATTTTTATCTAGTTTTGCTTGTCCACCAGTTAATTTTTTCGTAATAGATTTTATATAAGTTTGATATTCTTTATCAGATGTTAGTCCACTTGATTTAGATCTTCTCATC